ACCATGCAAGAGTTAGGTGTGCATGGTCAAAGCTACAAGCCTGTTGCACCTAAAGAACTTATACAGGCCCAGCGTGATATCATCATGCGTAGTGACTTGGAAACTGGTGGTATAACTGAGCGTATTGAGACTGCCTATCACGGCGCGGCTACGTTTGTAAAGTATCGCTTACCTGAACATACTTACACTACGCCTGACGGTGACACGGCTTGTCTGACCCTGCTGGGTGTAACCTCGTTAAACAGTACATTTTCTTTTCTTATGTCTGCGGGTGCTCTTCAATCCGCTTGCTTCAACGGGCAAGTATTTGTTGGTGGAGCGGCGGCTTTGTTCAGGGCACGGCACACCAAGAACCTTGATATACAGGCGGCGGCTAGGTCTATCACAAAATCTCTAGAGGTTTTCCAGACTGAGCAAGAGCTATGGGCTGAGATGTATCGGACTCAGGTTACAGCCAAGCAAGCCATGTTTGTTTTTGCAGAGGCCGCAGGGTGTCTGGATCTGGTACGCACTATCGTGGCTGAGTGTGGCGTGTCTTGGTCAGCAGTCTTTGACCAGCTTCCACGGCTCAATAGTTCGCTGACCTACCTTGCGAATGCTTGGAATCAGTACTCAGATAAGATGGGTAAGAATCAATGGGCTGTCTACAATACGCTAACGGATTGGTCTACTCATGCCCCAGCCGCTACTCAAAAGACTCAGGCTAACATCGCCTCAGTGAATCACAAGCGCCAAGATATTGTACGCAACGTGTGTAACTCTGATGTCTTCCGCATCGCGGCCTGAACGTATTGATATTGAATCTCTGGTTCAGTTATATATTTATCTCAAATCTAATCCAGATTACAGTGGACTAGCACATGAGTTAAAAGAGTTACACTTTTCTGAATCAGAGATCTTCAATGTCCTTCACAAAGTTCGTGAAGGTTATTACTAATCAAAGCCCTTCGGGGCTTTTTTCTTATAGAATCTATAAGGAGTTATTAGTGCCAAAGGAAAAAGAAAAAGTATTAAATGTTCAAAGACTAATCAGATCAGCAATGAACGATGAAGACTACTGTTCTTTTATTCTTGATTGTTTACATGAAGAACAAAGTAAGTTTTCTTTAGAAAGATTAAATAAATTCTGGGACGATGCCGCTAAATCTAGTGACACCGTTGAAGAATGGATAACCAACAATAGAGGAAAGTAATATGTATTATATAACATCTCGGAATCACAGTAATGGTGGCATGATTATTTGGCGACAAGTTAAAAGACTAAAAGACTTTAAAGCTGAAGATGGTTTTGAATATATTGTTGCTAAAAATGAAAGAGAAAGACGTATTGAAATGGGTACTTCATTGCCAATCTATATTGGTTTGAATGGTAAACTAAAGAAGTGCAGTAGCTATGCACTCTATTTATTTTAGGAGTTTGTATGTTATTTAAAAACGAATGTAATCACCCAGAAGAAAACTATTTATTTTCTATGGAGATTGACGGCGAGCAGTGTGATGTTTGGGTAGTAGAAGATTCTTGTAAATTAAAATGCGATAGAGATCACCATGAGTTTTGTTTGCGTTATGGCAACGAAGACCACGAGTATAAAAGTAGTTGGGATTGTAGTTTAATTGAAAGAATTATTTGTCGCCGCACCCAATATTTAGAAGACGTAAATGAACGACGAGATATTGACCAACTAATAAAACTAAAAGCAAGACTACAAGAAGCGGGGTACTGGGACATTGAATGGAATTTAGACTTAGAAATCATAGAGCTACAGGCACAAGTTAAAGAATATAATGACATGCCACGTTTCAAATCTGTGTAGCTTATAGAATCTATAAGGAGTTTATTATGTATAAAATTCATGCAAAAGCTGTGCAAGATTACTCTAGATTATCTAGTGACAATCTTTCTGATGTGATCCTGATGGTGGTGCTGAGTATACAACAGCCTTGGTATGCGGTGGGTGATCAGCTAAAAGATGTAAAGAAACTTGGGCGTGAATCTAGATTTATTTGGGGTAACAAGATAAAGACTTTTGATTCACTACAACCGAAAAAAGATTTTATTTATTCGCAGTATCTGGCAGTGCTCAACTCATTTAAGTCTGATGATGATAGGGCGCTGTCTTTGATGAATGTTTTCTTACAGATCGACGGGCTTGGTCTAGCTAAAGCTGGGTTTATGTGTCAGTTAACTGCGGGGCTGGTCGGGTGTATAGACGTACACAATATTCGGATGTACAATATTCCTAAAAAGGACTTGTCATTCTCTAAGTCTATCAAGTCTAAGGCATTGAAGGATAAGAAGATTTCTAATTATGTGTCGGTCTGCCATGACATCGGCACAGAAAATTTATGGGATACTTGGTGCAGTTTTTTAGCAACCAAGTCTAAGAAATTTGAAGATGGTTTTCATGTATCAAAAGTACATTATGACTTTCTTCAAAGTGCAGTAAATATTTAATTAACTTATGGAGATATTCTCATGCCTTTTATATCAGGTTATGTCAGTGTAGATGTAGATGTTAGTGACGTTAGTGACGAAGTAGAAATAAATTTTTATAATATTGCTGATGTCATTAGTGCCGCCGAAGATAATAATTATACCCTTGAAGAAATTGTTGATTATTGTTTTGAGAATGGCCTAAATATTTCAGATTATTTAATGAATACTTTAAGCCATGATGAGTTTACAACAATTTATAAAAAGTGTGTCACTGATTATATGGATGAGCTTCAGCTTAAAATTTCTAATCAAGAAGATACTATCTCTGAACTTAGTAAGAAACTAAAAGACTTAGAAGACGCGGAGGCTTTAAAGGATGTCGCATACTAGATTCATCTGTTGTTTAACTGACGATCATCCAAAGGTTGTGGAGTTACCCACATCCCTTGAGGAGCTTGATGATTGGCAGAAAGGACGCAAGGATCTTGGGGTAGCAATGCCCCAACTTTCTCCTGCGGAAATGGACTTTGTATTACACGGTATTTTTTCTAGTGGACTGAAGGAGATTGATGATGGATAATGAGTCGCTGGTTATTTGGGTATTGGAATACTTTGATACTGTCGCAGGAGATAGTTCTATTGACCTGTATAAAACTGAAAAGATGGCAAGAGATGATGCAAAAAAGTTATCGGCTGATGGCATTATTGAATCATATATTGTTTATCAACGGAGGGTGTGGGAATGAGTACAGCTAGTATGTATGGTTATCAAGTGATGGATGCAGAGTTAGACTGCGAGTGGATGTCTATCTATGCAACCATTGAGTATCTTATACATGGTGATGAGGAGAATCTAGTTGAAATTATATCAGTTAAAACACGCGGAGTTGACATCACTAGTTGGGTCAATAGTAATTATATATATGATCTTATTGCTGATGAGATAAGTAACGCTGACTATCACTGGACAGATCACGGAGATGCGGCATGATAGATGAAGATGAAATACCAATGCACTACTACAGGATAGAATATCAGCCTGACACTAATGTTGGCACAGATGAATGGGAGTGCGGTAATGCTTATGAAACGAATGACGCCGCTCAACAGGCGCTCATATCCCACATAAATGAGTACCCCTATCTTCCGGTGCGTGTCACCCGCGTACAACTTACACCAACTTATGAAACACTAGGACACTATCAACCATGAATATCTTTTATCTTGATGACTGTCCACGTAGGGCCGCTGAAGAGCAATGTGATCAGCATATTGTTAAGATGCCCCTTGAGACTGCACAGATTTTGTCTACTGCTCATCGTGTTCTTGATGGTACTATGGTGGTTGGGCAGTCATCTTCAGGCCGTAAAGCTAAACGCTGGGTGCTAGATAAATATGATGACAAGTTTTATCTAGCGGCCCATGTCAATCATCCCAGCACTGTCTGGGCTAGACAAAGTAAACAACATTATCAGTGGTTGTATGAACACTTTGAAGCCCTTAGTATGGAGTTTCAAAGCCGCTTCAAACATAGCCATAAAAGCTGGAACAAGTTAAAGTTTTTTACGAGCAAGGCTCCACAAAACATTGAAGTCTCTGGTTTTGTTGAGCCGCCTCAGTGTATGCCTGATGAGTATAAAGATACTGATACTATTAAAGCGTACAAAAAATATTATGACTTTAAGTTCCACGATTGGATAGAAAAAGGAAGGCCCATGAGATGGACAAGGGGGGTTTAATGTATTTTAAATTGTCTGCTAAAGACTACCATGATTCTATTCTTATGGGACAAGATACTGTAAAACTTTGTGAGATGCAGGGAATTGTTCCACGAATGAAAGATAAGAAAGGTATGGACACTAGGACAACAAATAATATTCTTGCATTCAAAGCAGAGTTTTTATTTGCTCGCCTATTTAATTTACCTTTACCTGTAGTGAATGTTTTATCTGATGGAGGTATAGATTTTTGGTTAGGAGAAACATCAATAGATGTTAAGTGCAGTTCACGTTCTGACGGCCCGTTAATTTTTGATTCAGAAAAGTCTTTTGCCGCTAAAGCATCAGTACTTTATGGGGCAACTGATGACCCAAAGATTTTAAAATTACACGGCTGTATTGGTAGGAAATCTTTTTTTAATCAAGCCTATAAAAAAGATTTTGGTTACGGTGAAAGATTTGTTATGGATTCAAATCAATTAGATCCTATTGAAAAACTATGGAGGTATTATGTTGAAAACAATCTGGCATCTACTGAAAGATTCGCCTGAGTATGTGAGTGCTTTAGTAATAATAACTTTCTTTTCTATCGGTTTTATGATAGGTGATTACATTAAATATGGAGGTACGTCGTGAGTATTGATGATATAACACCAGAAGAATGGGACAATATTTTTAAACCAAAAACAACTTGTGGAAAACTTTTTCATCCTCAAGATAATCATACCGCTAATCCTGTAACAAAGCCTGAGCATTATAATAAAGGTGGTGTCGAGGCTATTGATTATATTAAACAACAATTGGGTGATGGCTTTGGTGACTACTGTGCTGGGAATGTCCATAAATATCTTCATAGATTTCGTTACAAGAATGGGGTAGAGGATCTCAGGAAAGCTCGTGTTTATCTTGATTGGTTAATTGAGGACATAGTAAATGAATAATGATACCATTGTATCGGATGAAGGTAAAGAATATTCTATTGAAGAAATCAAACACAGTAATAGAATATTAAAAAGCGCAACACCAAAAGGAACTTTAGATTGGCATCTTAAATGGATTGCTAGTGCATGGTTATTGGTTGCAATATCTTTAAGAAGTACTGGGGTTCCAGAGCTACAAGTCTATGATATGCTTTTAAGTTTTGCAGGCACATCCCTCTGGGCTATTGTAGGATTTATGTGGCGTGATCGTGCTATAATAATGATTAATGCTATAGCGGCAGTACTTTTGTTGGGTGGTTTAGTCGGAAAAATATTTGGAGTTTAGTATGACCTTTGATGAGTATCAGACTAGGGCATCTGTAACAGCCCTATACGAAGATAATTTTTATCCTATTGCATCTTTAATGGTAGAGTCTGCTGAGTTATCAGACCTGTTTATCAAGCCTCGTTTGAGGGGCGATGACAAACAAATAGACAGACATGATATAGTGTCAGAGGCGGGTGATGTTTTGTGGAATCTTGCCATGTTATTGCGTGATAATGGTATTGACTTCTCAGAAGTTGCCAAGTATAATCTATCTAAACTTCAGAGTCGTGTAGACCGTGGAGTTATTAAAGGCTCTGGAGGTAATCGTTGAAGATTATAGAAGGTAATTTTAGTAAGGATAAGAAAAAAACTTTAAACGAAAAAGTCTCTGAAGGTCTTTCAAAACTAGAAGAATCTTCAGAAGAAGAAACTTTAAGGTATCCTTTTATTTTGATTGTTGATACTGGTGAAGATTTAAAAGTAGTTTCTGATGTTGAAATGGAAAAGTTTAATTTGCTTTTAGATCTTGTTAAGATGACTGTCCTTACCGGAAGTTATGAATAGGAGAAAGCATGGAGGAAGATAAGTTTAATATTGAAGATGCTGTCTGTCGGGCATTTATTTTGTCGTTAGGTACTAGCCTACCGTCCCCCGGCACAGTCCAGAATATGATTAGTTGGATAAAAATTCAGGCTCGTAAAGAGCAAGAACAATTATCTACTGATTATGTGTATAGTTGTATCCCTCGTTACATTAACTTTATGTTTAACAAATCTTAGGAGATTTTTATTATGGCACTTGTTGAAGGCGTAGCAATGTGGGCTTCTATTACCACACCTAACACTACTTATACCCCAGCATATCAAGTAAATCTTGTTGTTTCTGAGGACGTTGCAAACGATTTCAGATCACGAGGCTTTACAGTTAAAGATATGGAGGAGGGGCCAGCACTTATGATTAAGCGAAAAGTTGATGGGCCTAACGGCATGGTTCGTACAGCACCTAAACTTTTAGATAAGAATAAAAATCCTATGAATGTCGCAGTTGGTAATGGCTCAAAGGTTAAGGTGCAGTACAAAGAGTGGGAGTCTACTTGGAATGGCACATTGTACAAAGGTCTAGACTTGCAAGCTATGCAAGTTATTGAGCTTGTTGAGTATGCCAGCCCCGACGGTTCTGAATTTGATATTGAAGATGAAGATGGAGATGAGTTGTAATGAATTATAGATACACTGACGAAGATAAAACTTATGATGTTGAGAAGTTGTCTGGCGAAGGTCAGGCAACATTTAATCTACTCGTTACTGTCCAACAAAGGATGGATGGTATCCAAGGGGACTTAACAATTCTTCAAGCTTCAGCGGTTGCTCTGCATCAAAAGATGAAAGAGTTTCTTGATGACGATGCAATAGCTGAGGACGATGAAACGGAGGAGTAAATCATGGGCGAATTTGTGGAGTACCACAAGCCTTGTCCAAGTTGTGGAGGCAGTGATCCTGTCTCCATAAACTCAGATGGTTCTGCAAAATGTTTTAGTTGTGGAACCTTTTTTAAAGATTACGAATCTGCGATGGGAGGAAACGTGGCAGACTTTAATAGCTTTAAAAGATCAAACGATAACACTTCATTCACTAACAGCGTGTATCACGCACTAACCGACAGATCTATTTCTCTTGAGACTGCAAAGAAGTTTGGTGTTCGTTCAGTCAAAGATGAGAAAGGTAATATTATTCAGCACCACTATCCGGTATATATAAACAATGAAGAAGTTGCTACAAAAGTTCGTAATCCGAATAAAGCATTTACTTGGTCAGGCTCACCCAAAGGAACTGGGCTTTTTGGTCAGCAAGTGGCACAGACGGGCGGCAAATACATTACGATCACTGAAGGTGAATGTGATGCTATGGCGGCATACGAACTGCTTGGTAGTAAGTGGCCCGTCGTATCTGTTAAGAATGGAGCACAAGGCGCGGCAAGGGACGTTCAAGAAAATCTTGAGTTCCTTGAATCGTTTGATACGGTGGTCATTTCATTCGACAACGACAAGCCGGGGCGAGAAGCCGCAAAGAAAGTGGCGCGTATTATCAAGCCCGGAAAAGCTAAGATACTCACACTACCTACTGAGTTCAAAGACCCTAACGAAATGCTCAAGCTGGGTCATCACAAGGCTTATGTTACTGCGTGGTGGGCTTCAAAACTTTACACGCCGTCTGGGATTCTAAACGTCAGTGAAGAGCGCGAGAACTACAAGAAGCGTGAGCGTAAAGAATCTATTCCTTATCCTTGGAGTGGTCTTAATGCAAAGCTTGATGGCTTACGGCAAGGAGAACTAATCACGCTGACAGGTGGCACAGGCTTAGGTAAGTCTAGTGTTACTCGTGAGCTTGAACACTGGCTCATCACCAACACTAACGATAAGGTAGGCGTCATAGCTCTTGAAGAAGATTGGCGTCGAACTGTAGATGGTATTCTTTCTATTGAAGCTAATGCCAAACTACACATCGATAGTGTTCGTGCTGAGTTCAGTGAAGAAGATCTAGATAATTTCTTTAATGTTTTATACGACGGTGAAAATAAGAACCGTGTATTTGTCCATGCCCACCTTGGGATGAATGATGTTGATAGTGTATTTTCTAAACTACGCTTTATGGCAATGGGGCTTGAATGTAAGTGGATAGTTTTTGACCACTTGCATATGTTATTGTCGATGACTACGGACGGTGATGAACGTCGCAATATAGATTCTATAATGCACAACTTCAGAACACTTGTTGAAGAGACAGGAGTAGGTTTAATTCTTGTGTCACATCTTAGAAGAGTTGATGGTAATCGCGGTCATGAAAATGGTATTGAAACAGGACTCAATCACCTACGCGGCTCACAAAGTATTGCTCAGTTATCTGACTGCGTGATTTCTCTTGAACGTAATCAGCAATCAGAAGATCCTATTGAGGCCAGTACAACAAAGGTAAGGGTCTTGAAGTCTAGGTACACAGGAGATGTCGGCTTGGCTACCCATTTGTTTTATGACAAAGACAGTGGTAGACTCAGCGAAATCGCTATGGAAATAGAAGAACAGGATGAGCTTGAATTATGATTGGATGGGTAATAGTATTAGCAGTGTGGATGACTTACATTGAAGTCGAACACCCTAACCGTATGCACGAAATAGAAGCTGAGGCTGATTATGAAGAGCATAGTATTTGACATTGAGGCTGATAGTCTTGAGCCTACAAAGATTTGGTGTATTGCCGCAGTCGATCCTGACTCTGGTGAAACCAAAACCTTTGGGCCTACTGAGATTGTCAACGGCCTTGCGTTTCTTACGACTGCTGAGAAGCTGATAGGCCATAACATTATTGGTTATGATCTTCCTGCCATCAAGAAAATACACAACGTAGATCTAACAGAAGGGCGGGCAATTGTTGATACTCTAGTTCTCTCTCGCCTCTTTAATCCTACAAGAGAGGGTGGTCATAGCCTAGAGTCTTGGGGTTATCGCATTGGCCTACAGAAAATAGATCATACAGAGTTTGGAGAATACTCTCCAGAAATGTTGAACTACTGTAGGAATGATGCAGTTCTCAACGCTAAGATGTTTAACAATCTTAAAACAGAATCTCGTGGCTTCAGTCGGCAGTCTGTTGTTCTTGAACACGAGGCGCTAAAGATTATTGCAGACCAAAGAGAACGTGGCTTTCTGCTTGATGTCAGATCTGCAACCTTACTTGAGGCTGAATTGACTGATCGCCTTAAAGAAGTAGAGCGTGAGGTTCAAAAATCTTTTAGGCCCAAGCAACTAAAGACCATCTTGTTA